GCAGTAACTTATGCATTGAGAGCCTTTTTGCGCGCTGAGAACGCCCCAATGAGTTTGGTGGAGTCGCCGGAGTCGACAGCCTTTGACCATAGGTCGTTGAGTTCGGTGACGGTTGTTGCCTTTTGCACCATTTCGATGGTGATTTGCGCCTCGTCGGGTGCGCCACGTTGCGCCTTGGACATTTCTTGTCGCGATGCCCGGTGCTTTGACGTGGTGAAGTTGGCGGTTGCGAGCGCCCGACCAATCGCCGACGTTTCAGCGTTTTCGTATGCGCTGGTCTGGTTTGCCCCAGCACCACCATCAATCTCGAATGCGAGTCCGGTCCCTCGAGGCCGCAGCTCGTCGAACACGAAATATACTTCGGCGTAGACGCGCCATTGTTTGCGGTCACGATCGGCATCGGTGGTGAGGTCTTTGGTGACGATTGCACCGTTGGGGTATTTTGCCCAGAATGCTTCGATGCGTTCTTGGACGGTGGCGTAATCTGCCAGGTTGAATCTAGCCATTGAGTTCCATCATCTCCTTGTAATTGTTGTATGCGGTAATGAACTTGTTGGCAACTTCTTTCAGGTCGGCAATCATGGCCTCGTCGCGTTCGATGACAATGTGTTTGGGTTCCAACCATGCAGGCACGAAATCGCCGTTGTCTGCCTCTGCCCGGAGTAGCCACGCAAACACGCAGCGTTCTGCCCCTGTGACATGGAGTTGCCATTGGACTTGTCGGCGGTACTGAATCGGCGGTTTACCGTCCTCCCAATCCTTACCTGTGGTCTTTACCTCAGCAATGGTTGTCCAGTCGCTGTTCAGGCCGTCAGGGGTCGCCAGATGCCACCTGTCAGCACCCACACCGCAGATAAGCCAGTCATTGTGCTTGATGCCGTATTCGGGTGGCAGGTTGTCGACAATCCATTCCTCATAGTCACGCCCAAAACGCATGTAGGCGTTATCCTCGACGACATGATCCTCGGGGTTGAGGGCGCGTTTGAGTTCGGCATCGAACCCTCCGGGGCCTGATGCCGCCTTTGCGACTGTGGTTGCGCTGACACCGTACTGACGGGCTTTGTACCATTCGTCAGTTAGTGACCGGGCGACCATTCTTTCTATTTTGGTAGTCATGCCAATAGTCTGACATGAGGCTACGACGCAATTCGCTGCGGAATGCGGCCCGGGCGTTTTGTTCCGCCTGGTGCCGTTCGTAGATCATGGTGGCGAGTTCGCGGCGAACGATGTCCGGGTGTGGGTGTCGTTCGGCGTAGTGGTTGGTGATGCCGCAGTTGGTGCAGGGTTTCATTGGAACATCATGGATAGGTGCATGAGGCCGATGCCTGCGAGGATTGCGAGGATGAGCATGAATAGATCGTGGAAAAATCCCATTGTGAACTCCTTGGCTAGTAGGTGTGGATACTGTAGCACATAAACAGGGGCGGTTGACCCCTAATGTCAACCGCCCCACCCGAACAGGGAGAAAGGATAAGAACCTATTCGGGGATGACCTTGGGTTTCGTGGTACGGCCTGACGGCTTCTTGGGTGCCGGGTCGGCAACAACCTCTTTGACAGGTTCCGCAACTTTGGGTTTCTTGTCACGGTCAATCAGTTTCTGCGGATCGACACACTTGCCCGACTTATCCTGAATGGTGAAGTGCAGGTGTGGCCCGGTCGAACGGCCCGTGTTACCCGAACGGGCAATCACATCGCCAGCCTTGACCCGTTTGCCCACACCCACAAGGATGCGTGACAGGTGCAGATACCATGATTGGCGTCCGTCAGCGTGTCGAATAACAATGTGGATGCCGCTGGCCGTTTTGTTTGAGTAGACGGCGCGAACAATTCTGCCGTTTGCGGTTGCCAGAATGTGTTCCCCAACAGGCATGGCGTAGTCAATGCCGGGCAGGTTCGACCCACGTTTGATGTGAGCCTCAAAGTCGCTGCTCACATTCCGGGTCTTGCAGGGTCGTTTGTAGTCGATGCGGATCATTACACTCCCATGTTTGCGATGATTAGTGAAACCAGTACCGAGGCGATACCGGACAGGCCTGCGAAACCCCACACCCTCATTTCAAGGTTGCGGATGCGCAGTTCGTGGTCGTCGAGTTGTTTTGGGTGGTCGCCCATTCGCAGCTCAAGTTCCACAAGTTTTTCGTAGATGCGTTCTAACGTGACGACGACCCCATCAGATGACATCGTCGGGGTGGGTGCTGGTGTTGGCGGCTGGCATGATGTTGAGGACGGCGGTGGCAAGTCCGAGCCAGAGTGCGAGTTCGTTGGTGGTGAGCAGTCCGTACCCGGTGGCGATGGTGCCGACAGCGATCAGGATGCGGTAAATGTATGCGCGTGTTGTTTCATTCATTGGTTATGCCTTTTCGAGATAGTAGTCAATCATGTACCGGTTGGTACTGATGTTGCCGTCAACGCCGACAATTCTGTATGAAGTTGTTGTGCCGTCGAATCTTATGTCTACAAGTCTGCCAACACGCAATGGGAAAAGTTGGGTCAGGTCTTCTTGTGCGTTCCACCTAATGCGGGTGATGCGGTTGCTGGTGGTTGAGTAGCGAGACAGGTATGCGTTGCCGAGGTCCAGTAGGGTGTTTTCGACTTTGAATGTGGGCGACAGTCCAAGTTCACCAGTCCAGAGAAATAGTGAGTCGGTAGTGGCTGCGTTATCGCCGTCGAAGTAGGTGATTGCGGTTGCTGAGGCAGATTTGCGAAAGATTGCTGCGTCGAGCCAGAATTGGTCTCCTGCCGCGAATGTTCCGCTGCTTGGACGGTTGAACTCTAGTCCGACGATTGCACGTTCAGCGCCAGCTGGTGCGGCCCCTGTGACTGTTCCCGTGTACCAGGTAAACTGTGTGGTTGTTGATACTTGTGCACCGAAAACGGTCGATATGGTTCCACCTGCCGAGTTTTCCCATCGGATGTATGCCCTGAATCGTGTGTTGGATGCTGGGCCGGAACCACGCGCACCAGACGCCTGGAACATATAATTGGTACCCGCAACGACAGGGATGCCGTCATTTTCTGACCCGGAATAACGGAAACTTGGTGTGGACGCTGGCCCACTAGCGAGACGATACCGAAGCGCCCATTTACCGTGAGCAGCGGCGAACGGGTTAGCAGTATCTAACGGGTCGCGTCGGGCCATACGGTCAGCACCAGTAAACCAACCATCATCCCCATACTCCATTGAGGGATTGCCAACTAGGTTGATGTCCTCCATTCGACCTGCCAAGTTTGTGTTTATTTCGGTGGCACGGTTTCCGTAGGTTGTGATCGATGTTGCGTCGGACATGGAGTAACTTGCGTCAAACTCTGCGGAGATTACTTCGACATTGTTGACCACACCGTAGGCTTTGAGTCGCGCCCCACCAATACGGGTCACTTCGGTTTCAATCGTCGTAATCCGCGAATAATTGTTAATCACAATAGTGTTCGCAACATTATTAGACGACGATTCAAAATCAATCTCGGTGTAGTGAAGTTGTCCGGCAGAACCGACCTCATCCGTAAACGTAACCCCTGACGATGGTGCCAAATTTCGTGGCCGGATGTTGACCATCGATGTTCTGCCAGTCGTTTTGTTAGTCGGCAACGTCAACACCGGAAACCAATAAAGAAGTTCGGTCGCAGCAAGCAAATCAAGATGATCAGATATTGTGCCAACAAAATCAGTATCACCAATAACGTTCGCTGCCGTTGTCGTATCAAACCCAATTATCTGGGTGGCGTTCGTTGCGTCGACCACGTTGTTGAGTGCCCGTGCCCGTGACTGGTAGGGATAAACCGATTCTTTTGCGAACGTGGTGACTGCCAAACCACCAACCCCAATAACCTGAAACTGCGACACATAACCAACCCAATCCAAACAGTTGATAGTCGTCAACGTTACGGGCGTGTTTAGTGACACAGAGTTGTCAAACACAACCCGTTGCGACACATCCTGCACATACCCAACAAACGCATAGTCTGTTGTTCCCGTGCGCCGCAAACGCACCAAGTCACCAACCAATGGGGGAGTCACCAAATTACGGAACGTCGCATTGAGAGTTCCAACATCGACCTGCGATGTTCCAGGGGGGCCAACTCGACCACCAGTTGAATAGTCAATGCCACGGACAAGGTCGGCAGTCCGATCAACCCAAGTGAACGTCGATGCCCACGCTGACGTTTCTAACGTCATCTGCCCATAGATAGGCTTTTCAATAATTGCGCCCATTAGCGCAGACCGTTTGCCCGGTTGTAATCGGACAGGACTCGGGCTACTTCACGCCCGGCGGATACGGAGTCGACGGGGGCGTTGAAGTTTACGGTGATACCTGCCGGGGCCATACGGCTGGTTCCACCAAACGGGGTGCTGCCTCGACCCGAGTTGTCACCTCGGGCACGGTTGCCTTGACCTGACAGTAAGTTTCGTGCCGAACGCAAAGCATCGACCCAACCCATGTTGAATTTCGTAATGGAATCAAGAAAGCCTTTTACTTGTTTCAGAAACATTGCCATGTCCTTGACACCCTTAGCACCAGCAATAAACGCATCAGCAATATCCTGAACATCCTTACGGCCCTGCGGTGTCGCCAACCACTTCGACACTTCCCGGTTCACATCCTCCAGGTAAGGCAACATCGCCTCACCAATCGCATCACCAATCTGCTCAAACTGTGCAGTCATCTTTTCAAACGGTGTTGCCGAGGCCTCCGCCAAACCCAAGACACGATCCTCAATGGATTTCAACACAACATTCTGAGCCTCAAGCAATTTGCCGGACTCTTGCAAACGCTGAATCTTTTTCTTTTCAGCATCCGTAAATGTAATTCCGGCACGAGTCAGCGCGTTCAGGTTCTTTGTGGGGTTCTCCAGAATACGGCCCAATAGTCGGGCGTTAGTTTCCAGTTGCCCAAACCCACCAGCTGCGAGGTCGACTGCGGCCTGAGTTGCCCGGTCGAACGCGCCACCCGTCTCGTCAGCGGTATCACGCAACGATTTGAACACCAACAGTTTGCGCTGAAGTGTTTTGATTTGTTCATCGTCGATGCCAGTTGCTTTGTTGACCTGATCGGCAAACGCAGCCATGCGTTTAGTGGTCTTGGTTGTTTCTGCGCTGACACCGTTCATCGTCTCTAACATGAAGTTGAGTTGGATGTCTGCTTTACGCGACTCAGCACCCATGTTCAGAATGGTCGGGATATAGCGCAGAACAGCCAGCGTAAGGCCCAGCATGGCCCCTCTAGCGACGTTGAATGCTTTAGTGGTGAACTTACC